TTAAGAGTTCCCTGGCGGTAGATGCTTTGTTAGCAAGTATACCGATGTTAACACTATCATAAAAAATTGCATAGAATAATAGATAAGCAACCACCGTGGTGGACTTACCAGTTTGTCTTGGCAACTTTGCGATGTTAAATCGGTTGTTGTGGAAATCTTCGAGGATCTTTTGTTGAAAGTCATACATTTCGAAGGGCACCAAACCCTCGTCGAGAGAAATGATTTTGATATAATTGACAGCAAAATAGATAGGATCGTTCTTACACTTGATCCACTCGTCGATTTGTTTTTTTGTAAAATTAATTGGGGTTCCTGCTTTCTTTAGATTAGGATTACCCAAATAGACATCACTACCAGCTGCCACAATAAAATATAGTCACTACTCGATATTTATGCTGGGTGGTCGTTCTCCAACTCTGTCAATCTCTTCTCCCAGGTTACACCACCCTCTTTTCCTTTACATGGGTTGATGCAGTTATCATCACCAAGTTTGTTACACACCAAACCAGCTAGGTCAAGTTCGTTGCCTAGCTTGTTGGTGCCAGTCCAGTAGTGCTGTCCGTCAATCCAAGTTGCGCCGCACTTCTGGCAAGTTTTGGTATTCATTTGTCGTACTCCTTGAGGAACTTTTCAAAGTTGGTTGTATCCTTAATAAGCTGCCTCTTAAGTTTCCAACCCATCCACTTCATCTGTAACTGCACGAATGCATGACGCAACTGCAGATCAGCGTAAGCAAAGAGTTTCATGGTTTCTTCAACCCCAGCATATGCTACCAGGATTGCAACGAACACGACAAGGACATAAAATCCGTACATAAGTGTAACTCTCTGCTACATTCATTATAAGCTATGTAGCAGAAAATAGTGTTACAATTGGCTACGATTTTATAAGTATATCTTTACATGCTTATAAATTATACTTCTTTCCAGGTTCCACGGGCAATTCGGATTTCCTTAAGAATGTTAAAATCCTTAGCTTTGGTTCCACCGTCATAACCCCAGGCATGACCTTCAGCAATCATTTGATTGTTTAGTGATACTTCCTCGCCATTAATATACAGGTGTCCGATGATACGACCATACTTCTCTGTGCTATCTGGAAGTTCGGTCTTGATGATAATATCCTTAGCAAATAGTAAGCGTTCCTTCAGCCAGTCTTTTGCTTGAAGTCCGAGTTTCTTTTCGTATGGATCCGCCGTGCGGCTCTCTGGGGTATCAATACCCGCCAAACGAATTCGTTTAGTGAGGCTAATATCAAAACCCAAATCGATATCAGCGTCAATAGTGTCGCCATCTACAACTTTACCAACTGATTTAATGCGGTAGATATATGGATCTTTAGTATTTTCCATTAAACTTTATTATTAGTTCAATAGTAATTTATGTTCATCAACAACTTTTCTTTGTATGATGAACAAGTAACACCAGTATGTTTTATATGTGAATCAAAAATAACTATCCTGTTCTCAACACAGTTAATTATCTTTTGATCCACGTCATCAATAATTGTATATCCATCATTAGTATTGATATAGAAGATAGCAGTCTTTGGATTTTTATCTATTGCCCAATGATTAGGTGGCATATCTGTGTGCCATCCAACTATCATGTTTATATCTCTAGCAATAGTTTTGTTGATCTTTGCTTTCAATAAAACATTTGCTTCTAATATTTTTAAAATTGGAACAATCAAATTTAGTTCTGCTTGATTATATTCACCATTACAATACAGAATATATGATTCTTGATAATTTTCTTCTTTGCTGCAAGAAATCAAATCTTCTGGTAGCATCCTTCCAGGTTTCCACACCAACTCTGGGTGCCCAACAAAATCTTTTATTGCATTAAAGTGCTTTTCTTCCAAAAAATTGTCAATTATGCTTATCATCTTTATCAAAATCAAGTTCTTTCATTTCCTCGTTTGCCATACGGAGTATATAAATGACACAATACAGAGTAAATGCTAATCCGCAGCATAATAGAATTATTACACCCCAAACAACTTCACTTCCTGTGGATGTACCAAATACCCATAATGGGGAAAACGACGAGAGCATAACAAAGTGCTCCAAGTGTATATGGGTTATTTAGAACCCAGCTTGCAAAGTGTCCCATTAGTGTGCTGTCCCGTTGCCATGGTAATCATCTGAATCATAGTATCCACCTTTTCTGGTGGCAAAAAAGATCGTAGTTAAAACAAAAGGCACCGCTATGATAGCAAGTGCCCGTCCAAGTAAGTGTGTCATTAATCACTAACGCAATTTTCTTCTTCGTAGTATTCTAACTTCTTGATGAGGTCATCATACTTATCCCAAATGTATTCTGAACTGGTCTGATCCTTATAGACAAGACATGCTCTGATAAGCATGGTGATGTCTTCGCTACTTAATCTCATCGTTGTACGAGAACTCATTACTAATTATACCAATCTATCTCAACAATTCCAGGCTCTTAACGATTTATTAATTCTCGAATCTAGATCATTTGCAGTTTTCTTAGAAGTTAGCTTATCTTTCATACCTCTCATTCGAGCGCAGAATGATGCGCGACGGGGATTTCCAACCTTTTTTGAAGGTGCTTTAAGGTCGCTTCCAGGATTAGCCTTCTCGTAAGATTTTCTACCTTTCTCGTTGAGTCCGCCATTTTTGTTCTGTCCTGCCTTGCGGGTCCAAGCAGCACCTTCCTCTAACTCAAAGTGATCGGAAAGGTCTGCCTCTTCTTTCTTGACTGACTTGATGGAGACAGCAAAACGATCCCATGCTTTTCACCATAGGAACACTCGTCTCTAGTCTCTGGTTTTTGACAGAGCCTACAAAATTTCTTCTCTTCTTTCTCTTTCTTCTTTGCTTCTTCAGCAAGATGTTTGATTTCTTTGTAGTTTTTCATTAGTAAATCTCCCTCCATTGGATAGTAGTGGCAACATTAGCAGTAGCATTACTAAGAGCACTAATAGTTTTTACAGCGATAACAAATACTTCAGAATTTGTTGAATCTAAATTTTGAACGATAATATTTTTCTTTGCTGTTGTTAGACCACCAGATGCTACTGGAGTAAGTGAGTTTGGTGATGCTCCAGCAGTTACAATACCAGCAGCAAATACATCAACACTTCCAGTAATTGCTTCAGCATTTACACAATATTGAACACCACTATCATCATCAGCATCGGTCCAAGTCAAAGTACCACCATTTAAAGATGTGGTTAATTGACTCGCATTTGATAATTTAATCAACTCATAATAGCAATCACCAGATTGAGCAAAAATGCCAATCGTGTTTGGTCTTACACTAATTCTATTTGGATAACCTTTGAAATCGTTTTTGAGACGAATTGCCATCAGAGGGAATCTTGTTCCTCCAGGAGCAATCGTAGTTCTGATTGCTGGAGAAGTAACCGCCCAGTCAATACCACTTTCAACATATCCGCCTTCAGACATTACTGTAGAACAAATCTGATCCATAGATCCACCAGTAGTTGTTCCAGTATTTCTAATCTCGCATCTTACTGGGAGATTGGGATTAGACATATAAACTTCTGTTAGTTCGTTGGAGCAGTAGTATTCATGTGCTAAAACAATCTGACCATCATGAACAAATCCGCAGCGAATTCTACCAACTCCAAGCCACTGGAAGTCAATATAAACTAGTTGAGTTTTTGAAGTATTGATATTGAACTTGGAAGGACCAGTTCCATCACAAGGATCAATATTCCATTCTGATTGTGGAACTCTTCTCTTGTAATTTCCTACTGTTGCTTCACTAGCACTACCACCAACATAGGAACGAACTACAAAGTTAAGTGTGCCGTTGTTTGTTCCGTTAGCAGTAGAACCACCAACTTGCTCAAAGTAAATGCCATCTCTATCATCAAAATATCCAGTTCTCTTGGTTACATTCTGTTGGGCGTAACCAAAGCATACTGAACTAAAGATGACTTGAGATTTTCCTGGTTGGTAATGATGATAGAACTTTGTTTGATGAACAGCACTAGAAGCAGTATTGGATGTTGTAGTCATCGTGGCAGCTGCTTTGTTGGCGGTAAATTGAATATCACCGCCATTTGCTTTTACATCAAGAAA